AAGCCTTGTGTCTTTACCGAGCGTTCAACCATGCGGAATAACTTCTTCATCGTCTGAACATAATCCGGAGACGTGGCATACCGGGAACCTATGCAATTCTGTATCTTTTCTACAAACAGATCCGGATTATCCCGAAACGGCCAGGCATCTGCATACCCGGGCTTCTTCAATATTGCCAGATGATCGGTCAAGCAATCGGCGAGCGTACCATACTGCCGGAACAACCGTTTTACCCTATACTTATAACGGCCATTACCCAGCTCGGTTACAGACAGGACACGTTCGGGCAACTTGAACGAAACGTTATCACGATTAAAATACTCGGTTGTGGTGACCAGCTCGACCGGCCCCGTCCAACTACTCCCCTTGGTGATACCAAACAGGTTATTCCCTATCCCGGATTTTCCCCAACCGGACTCCAATGCGGCCTGTGCCGTCACGAAAACCGGGGATATCTCCCCCTTACATGCCTCGGGATAAACCCAAGCGACAAAATCATTCACTGTCATGCCCCATCCTCCTTTTCTAAATATTTTGCCAACGCCTTGACCAATTCATCCGGATCAGTCTTAAACTTTGCTAGTTCCGTCGCCAACATTGCTACCTGTTTATATTCCCTTTTCTCCTTATCCTCCGCTTTTTCGAATATGCTCCGGATCTCGATCGTGCCTACAACCATCGCCCCAAGCAACGTGATGAATGGAAATATCGGTATATGATACTCATAGTAATTATCTAAATACCAAACCCCAGCCATCTGCATACAATCCACAATAACCAAAGCAAATAGCATGTTATAGTAGCGAGCTATCTTGCGTACAGTCCTTTGCCATCCATCAGACGTGATTCTCTCCTTACGTTGTTTCGCCTTTCGAATCCCGGCCCAGAAATCGAAGCCTATAAAGAATAAGGGTGTTAGCAGGATACCAAAGAGCATCCATGCCACGATAAATAATTCATTCACTCCTTTCATATCTCATCTTATATTAATTATTTGATAAAGTTTCCTCCAATTCATTGATTCTATCCCTAACCCCTTGCCTTTCCTCCCTTAACGCTATAATATCATAAGGTAACGGCTTACCAGCCAAAGAGGCTTCGTAACACTTCGTGATCTTGTAATCCCCGATATCGCTTTCAGTGGATGATAACCGTTCCTTTAATCTCTTTATCTCATTCTTGATAAATTTCCGATCAAAAACTTTCTCATACTTAAATGAAATGCGCTCACCGGCATCATACGGAATTATCCGAATAAAATATCCGCTCTCGCATACGGTCTTACTCTCGTCCAATACCTCAACAGGTTTCCAGTTATCGCCTAACCCGGATAACTGTTCTTCGACACTGATAATTTTCTGTATTATCTCCCCGCTTTCATCCAGAGACCTTACAATCTCATCATTAAGCATCCTTGACACTAAATAACCACCCTCATTTATATATCCATATTCAACCATAATCACCACGAGAAAAAATTAGCACTCCATATCTCCTTATTAACTTTATTTACAGACCATTTACCAAATATAAATACGCCCATCGTACCATCCCCAATCTCAAAATAATCATTTTCGCTTGAGTCGTCATGAAGATGTTGGCCCCCCATCGTATCAACCCTTATCCCTCCTGTCCCCATTTGTTTTACTATGATAATTCGTCCTTCGACACCGTCATTTGGCAAATATATGACCGGCTGGTTCCCCTTGTTTGAAAGACTTATGACAATACAGTTATTCGGGCCCAGTTTCCTCGTATCATAATCACTACTATCAGTAATATACCTCACACCGAAAGAGACTCCTAACGCCCGAAGGTTATAGAAAAACCCTCCGTAAGCCGGAGCTGTTCCGCTATTGCTGGCACGTCCATAAACTCCGGCAACGATTGTCTCATCTGTATTCATGGACCATGTAGATTTATTCACGGTAGAATTACCTAATCCAACAATGGCTGCCCGATGCGTAATGCCGGAACTCGTCGGCATCCCGTCAGTCTCGGCGTTATTACTGAATATTCCAGAAGGAGACATATATGCAACTCTGCTGTTCTTTTTGCTTCTCGCTTCAACAACCCCGTTTGCTGCATCTAATTTTATGATAGCCCCTTGGGTGGTATCCATAGAATGCTCCCCTCCGGATCTTGCCGACTCAATGATAATCTGCGCCGCCGATGCGTCTAACGTGATTTTGTTGCCATCAGTCAAGGTAGAGACTATCTTACCGCCGCTATGCCACCATGAACCGATTGAAGCCTGTTCTGCCAACAAAAGATTGGTAGCTACATTCTCGAACTGGTTACCGAACTCGTTCCAATAGTCTGTTTCAGTTGGTGCGTGATTATAAAAGCCATTGCCGGCATCAACACGGGCCACATAATATATGTTATTGTATTTTACAGCATCAACCCGTTTTGAAGTTCCATAATAAGTCTTATCCTTACCATAAATCCCTCGATAAACCATACATGGACCTGTATCACCATCAACACCATCATACCCTGTCAATCTCGTGGGAGTGCTCCAATAAGTTATAAGTCCACCAGACGGGTATTTTTTGGCTACCGTACACCATAAGTATTGAAGCGAGCCAACCGAAGGCATTTCAGTAGTCCAGCCAGCCGGGGTTGTCGAGGTTTTAGAAAGAGACGGCGGGTCTGTGCGAGAGCCATTAACGGCATACCGGTATTCAAAGTAATTACCATCTATACCATCATCTCCATCAATGCCATTTGAACCTTGAGATGAAACAATTTGCCAATAATTCGTATTCGTTGGTGCAAAACCTTTCTTTGGTTCACTATATATATAGCGATAGGTAGACGTTCCCCCATTGTAGGTATAAATGACCTCGTCCCCATTGTAGTACGTATATGTAGAATTATAGACACCACGAAAACAACCGATGAAAGACTCAGTCCCGCTGTCAGACTGAACTATCATTCCCTTAATGCGCATCTTCCCGTCTCCTTTGGTGTTAAAATCAAAGAACACGCTGTCATTCCCGACCCGGAACGCATTATTTACGAAATCAATGAAGTTCTGGCCATCAGCGGAGACAACACGATCGGTTGTCACCCTCCCCGGGGTGATCTCTGTGAACCCGTACAATTCCACGAAACTTCTCTCATCCTCAAACTCACTATTAAGGACACCGACAAGCAAGTGATAATATCCGTCTTCTCCCTCTATCTTTATCGCACTCTCGCTCAAGGTAAACGAACCTGTGCCGTTCGTCTTGCTGACCTTGGCATACAAATAGTAACTTTTATCCGGATCAGCTAAGGGAGGCGAGTTATATAACGCCATGTCCCAAAACTTATACTCATTCGTTTTATGGGATGACGATATATTCTTAATTCCCATTGTCATGTGCTGCAAGATTCCTGCCGGAGCTGTCAATATCTTAGTTTGGTTATTATACGTGATGTTGTGAGCGACAGTAACCGGATTTGTCTTACTCTTCACAAACCGGAATTGCAGACTCTCATCACCAACCAATAGCTGCATGGTATGTACGGCGATAGGATCGATCGAGGTGGAGAAATTCAAAAACGCTTTCTCAAGCATCTTCAATGTCTCGATCGCATCCCTATACCTACGCCTAGTGAAATTAAGGGCGTCCTTATATTGATTGTCCGTAACCACCTCGTTAGCGTCAATCTTGCCTAGCTGCGAGGATTTACCGGAAGCCACCGGGACATTCGACAGCTCTATTTTCGGGGAGTGGGGTTTGTTGATATAATCCTTGACCCCCGTTATCCTTATCGATATTCCCTCTGGCTGGTATTGGGTATCGGAGAACAAGATGTATGAGCCTGGCAATATCTTCCCACCGATTTCCAACCACCTTTTTTTAGACCAGTTGGAGTCAAGCTCCCCAGTAAAGGAAAATTGGTTATCCCCTTTTTCATATAAGACACGTACCGCCTCACGGAACATGTCCCAACTCGCCCCTGTCTTCGTGGCATTATCGCAGATATAAGCGGTTGGCAACGCTATCCCAAAAATGGCGTATTTATCTCCAGCGGACGGACGGGAAGCAGAATTAGGAAGAACCTGTCCTTCTATCTCCGCCGGCACTATCTTGAAACGACGCTCGGCATGGATATACCCGGTAAGGGCGTCGTCAGTTTGCTCTATATCAAATTCACGTCCGGCCAATCGCCCGCTCTCAAACTTTATCGTCGCCTTTTGACCGGCGATCCGGCATTGACTATAATCCAGTGCCGCAGGAATAGACGAGTCCTTTATGTCATAGAAGTTTTTTTTCTCGTCCACGACAATGGCCTCACTAACCGTACCGATACGTGAAGGATAATTCGCTGAGCCGTCATAGCTATCCTCCTGTCCCCCGGGAACAACCTTGTCCACACGATAGATGAACGTCCCATCCTCGGAGGTCCGGTACTTCCTTCCCTCATATTCCAGTTCTTGATTTCTTGGCAATAACAATGTGGTACTACCATACTTAGAGGCATCAATATTACGTTCGCCTCCCTCCACGAACAAGATACTTACAGGCTGTTTATCACCGATGTTTGTACGTCCAGTCCCGGGAAGAAAGCCGTTGCCCTTTCCATAAGACAAAGCGAGCGGGGTATCCTTATTATACTCGATCTTCCACAGGTTCAATGTCTTGTTCACTATGTCATATTCCGTATCCAAATCTCCCGAGACACGGTTCAAGGCATCAATGATATACTCGTTATTAAAAGAAAATAGACGTTCCGCAAGCTCTATGCACTTACCGACCTTCCAACCACTATCCCGCAAATTAAGATTATCGACGAACAATTGTAACAATTGTTTCGGCGTACATACGATCGAGAATTTCAACCTATTGGGGGTGACGGTCGTATCTTTCAGCTTATATTTCCTTAGTGCTCCCTCATCGCCCCCAAACTCAACCGTATACTCAAAATTCCTTGTCCCCTTTTTCTTGAAATTAGAGGATAGCCACAGGTAATACCTTTGCCCTTGATACTCGATATACGAATCAATCGGTATCTCGACATGGGACGTTAACGAATAGTACAAAATGACCTTCGTTCCGTTCTTTATCGCCCGATACCGGTAACTACCATCATCAGGCGTTAACTCCAACAGCTTCGTTCCAGACTTATCAAAAATAACCATAATCAACCTCTCATATTCATCACGCATCAAAAATAATAAAAGTGTTTCTAATAAACACACTTTATAAGAATAACAAAGGGGAAACAGATAAAAATCCGCTTCCCCTTTAATTGAATATCAATATATTACCCCAATATAACTCTAGCCTGCGCCTTACAAGAATTACGATAGTCCTCTAATTCCGAGAACTCGGCGTCAAACTCGGCCTTTCTCTCATTATCCGAGCTCAATTTATTCAGCGTTATCGCCTCTACCCGATCGGCGGAATACTCTCTCCGAACCAATCCAGAGACAAAACCGTCATAACTTGCGGAAACCGCCTCTATAAGCGTACCTCCATCCCTCTCGGTGCCGGAATAAGCATAAGCCGTACAAGGCGCTGGGGCCAACTCGCCATTATGGACCTCCGGTACATAGTCCTCAATCACCTCCTCATTTAGATAAAGAATGAAATGACTATCATCAAACTGGCTATATTTTTTTCTCTCTGTATAAATTTGTCTAAACATGATCATGTGAATCTAAAAAACTTCTTACTATACTTGTTCGTAAGGACCTTGATCACGGTATCCACCGGCAAGTCCTCATGAGAGAAGTCCGTAAGGGCTTGATCGATCAAGACTGCGGAACCGGTGAAAGCGTAATGATCCTCATCTTTCCACCGGAAGCGGATCGCCAAGCATTTTTTGGGAGTCCCATCCTCGTTTTTCTCGATCTTGCTATCCTCGATCTTATAATCAATCAGCTCTATGAGTTTATCATCCTCCGGACCTCGTTTATCCTCTGGTAAACGAGTGTCATAAAGAATATCCTCAAATTTTATCTTACGATCTGCCGGTAGATCATCCCACGGACTTTTTTTATTCCTTATCACCTGTCCTAATCTTTTCCTTGGTGTTTCCATCCCTAATTTATTTAATAGATTTTCAGTATTCGCATGTTGAATGAAGCCCATACGGGACGACGCCTTCCTTCGTATCTCCTCGTTCGACAAACCCCTTTTTCTCAATTTCGCAATCTGTCTGCAAAGAGCGACCTTATTTCGTTTCCTCACCAAAAAATAATCTGGAAAGTGAACATATCCACCCGTATCAACACCCTCGACAACATGGCCTACTTTCCATTTCGGGTTAAGACTGATCTTAAGCTCATTAGCATAATAAAGCCCGATCCATTCTATCACGAAATGAAGGAAAACGGTGTCCTCATGCAAGATAAGGACATCATCGGCGAGACGATAACAGAAATCCAATCGGTCCAAATATCCCTTAAATTTATCAGAAAGAAATTGAACCCCTTTGGATATCTCCTCATGATCACGTTCCGTCTTGGCCGTCACGATCCTCTCCTCAATATACCTTCTCGTGTAATACTCAACCAAAGCCGGGCAGTCCTTAACATAAAAACATCGCTTCAAGTCATGATCGAAAAAATACAGATAAACAAGCGAGAAGAACTGCGCCAGCTTCGTACCGGGAAACATACCGATATCCCCCTCGACGCTATCTATGATTTCATCAAACCTTTCTAATAGGTGATTATCCTTTATACGGGTCCTCAATAGCCCTTTCAGCATTGAATGATTGATTGTCGGATAGAAATGATGGATATCGCACAAAAGATAATCCATGGTACGCCCCGGATAATCCTTTAAAACCTTCCTGATGATTCTCATGTAACCATGTGGTCCACGGTTCTTAACCCCGCCGTATGTGTATGCGGTAAATGATCTAGTGAAGAAATCCTCAACCTCGTTAAGCATCGCCCAATGCTGAACGTGATCCGAAAATGGGAGCATGCCGATCAAGCGCTCTTTAGGCTCATAAACGGTCATGAATCGATACGGGGAAGTAGTGAAAGTCCCGTCATTGAAAGAATCCATGAGAGTGGAAAGGTTCTTTTCCAGATCTTCCTCGAACTTTAGCACGGGCTTTTTACTATGCTTGTTTTTGCTAGCATAATCAAAAGCCTTGCAATAATTATCTTTCCGGGCTATATTCCCGGAAAAGTTACCTTTTCTCCTCATTTCGTGTCTCTAGTGTCTTAAAGTGTCCAGTGTCTGCAATTGCCATCGAGCCATGAGCCGTCGGCTGTAAAGCCTACCAGTACTACGCCCTTTAGCCTTGATTTTTTGTCAAGTGACAGGGTCTCTTTTCCACTTCTTATTGCTGAAAAATCAGCGGCATATCTTAGGGGCGACGACCAGTTCACGTTAGCATTCGAGACCCCATTGTTACCATTGAGGTACGCTAAGCCAGCATTAGCACCGTTGTTCGCATTACCACGACGGAACGGACAGCGAAGGCCGGAACAGGACGTCAGAAAAGACAACCCACCATTTAGGCGCCACAAATGTAAAGATTAATTCCTTTTGTTCGACCGCCTTACGGCGGAAAATTCAAAAGCAGAGTAAAAAAGGAATGGAAACAACATTTCAAAGAACTAAGATGCGGCACTTACGTGCCTTGGGTGCTCGGGCGCTTCGCACCCTAATGGACACGAAGAACACTCGAACACGAAGAACGCTAGTACTGCACGGGGACCGGGCTTACGTCCTCTGCAAAATAGCAGAGGGGCGACGACCAGTACACGTAAGCATTCGAGACCCCATTGTTACCATGGAGGTACGCTAAGCCAGCATAAGCACCGTGGCTCGCATTACCACGACGGAACGGACAGCGAAGGCCGGAAGTAGCGTTGTCGTTATACCAACCGTCTGCGTAATACGTCTCAGAGCTTCCGCTCGCGACAGTAGGAGCGCTACAAAGATTCTGCATACTCAACTCGGTTATATACTTCCAGCCGGCAGGAGAGTTCGCAGGGACTTTAGCCGCTTTTATCAACCCTTCGATCGAGTTGATATTGAACTCGGAATAAAGGGAAGGGGCAACATAATAATCAGCGCTTCCATCCGCTAGCTTATTCATCAGAGCGCCACGCTCAATCAAGCCTATATGACCGTACAGATTTTTCAAGCCGAAAAAGCAAGGTATATGCATCGTTTGTTTCTTTGTGCCATCCTTTCCTATCACATCGTAATCACTCACGCCGACAGAGTCACCCAACTCGACACCGACAGAAGTCGGCAAAAACGGATAGTAACCAAAATCAGTGTTCCACCATCCACCGGCGTCTGTAACACCGATACCGGTACCACCTTGATACAGACCGTTTGCGTCCTTGCTCGTGTTCAACGCAGACTGAGGGTGACGGGTTCCCATGATGATACGATAGATATAACCTACGACGGTATTCGAAACAAACCAACCGGCTTCCCAACCCTCACCTTTCTTACGGGCATAAGTCCCAAAAGTAGCCGCTGGCAAATAGGTCGCAACCCTACCCAGCAACGTATTATAAGCCGCATCCTTGTTTGAGTCATTATTTCCGCCACGATACCTAACGTCGTTACTCACGACAGAGACTAACGTATTGGTCGTACGGTCGATCACTCCAGCACCCAAGGCGGACGTACCGCCAGCAGGGATATAATAATTCAAACGACCGGGAATAGGCGTTAGACTGACAGCCTCATAGTAATACGTAGAGTCTACCCACCATGAGTAGTAGTGGGCGTTCCAGCACCACAAGTAATCGCCCATAGATCCATCAAGAGTCGCCGGGGAACCATCCGCAAAGCGATGGTGATTCGTCGGGTCCAGTTTACGCCGACTACGGTCCAGAGATACAAGGTAGCAACCCAAACCTAAAATACTGGGTAGCTCACGTAAGAAATCGAGATTACCGTAAGCCTCGCCTATAGGGGTAGAAAACCCACGCTTCCAGCGACGGATCGCTATATGCTTGTTTACGATAGAGACCGCATCGGCGAACGGGATCTGCACCGACTCTCCAGTTTCTTTGGACACTCCCTCGATCAAGTACTTGGAGGGCTGATTCGTATCAGCCAAGGGCAACTGACCGATCGTCTTGCCATTATCAAAGGCCGTGATGATCGCACGCACCTTATCTTCCTCTGCTGTTGTTAATGACATAATTCTATTATTAAAATGTTAAACAATTATACCTTTCGTATCCGGCTACCGGATAACAACCTCATTACACTACCAGCCTTACGAATAACCGAGGCAGTGACCTCGATGACTATCGTTTGGGCCAACGAGGTGTTATGCGACGGGATAACGTGGATCGTGGCTGTGCCGGTCTTACGGACAGTCAAGTTCCCACGTGGGTCCACATACAATGCGTCACCGGAATAAAACGCTTGCTGAAATATCACGTTAGGAAGGACATAGGCCGGGAACAGACTCACGGCAATCCTCTGGGAGACAGTATTCCCCAATGTCACCCTTTTAACGTATCTCAATTCCATTCTAGTGGGAGCCAATAACGCTTGACTCATCAACGATTGCTCGGCGGCTCTCATCGACGCAATCTGCGCATTACCCTCGGAGATCATAGCCTCGGCCTCCACAGCGGCGGCAAGAGCATCATCGGACGCTTGACCGGCCAAGCCTGCCTGTTTTTTGGCCTCTTGAGCATTGATATTTGCTAAGCCCGCCGCTGATATGGCATTCCTCGTGGCCTCGATGGCCTTATTTGCTTCCTGCAGGGCGGTCTTTGCCGCCTCCGTGGCTTGCGTACCACGGGCTATACATTTCCACCAAGCCGTATCGGTCAAGGCATGGCCTTTATTCTCATCCTTCACGGACAAATAGCAACTATCGTCCGTAGTGATAAAATCAAAGCGATCATATGAAGTACCGGAAGCGTAGGCACCAGCATCAGTGAAAGCGACCTTTCCTAGAAAAATCTTTGTCATAAACTATATGATTTATAATCCAACATTCAAATAAAGCTCACCAGAGATTTGATCGAACTTGATCAAGTTTGGACTCACCTCGTCGTCGAAACTCATATATAGCCCCATGTCGATCTCGTCGATAGAGAACGTGGGATACAAAACACCACCCTTCGCCAAGACTCCCGTGTCAATATATTTCTTCGTGCCCTCGTCCCACTGCCACCAATTACCGTTATCGCCCATCTTAGGGGGATTATCTCCATACTCTTTAGCACGGTTCCCCTGAGTCTTGGCGAAATTTCCTTGCGTATTGGCGTAAGAAGCTTTCTCATTCGCCAATTTCGCCGCATCATTTGCGTTTTTAGTTGCGATCTCGGTATCTTCCTTGATCTTCTCTAACCCATCGTGGGCGGTATTAGCGTTAGCCGCAGCTTTATTGGCTAGATCAGCTGCGGTATTAGCCTTACCGGTTGCGGTATTGGCGTTCCCTGTCGCAGTGATAGCATTCGCCGTGGCCGTATTAGCCTTAGCCGTGGCCGCCTCCGCATTCAACTTAGCCGTATTAGCGTTGTTAGTGGCGGTGATAGCGTTCTTTGTCGCTGCAATAGCATCCTGCGTAGCCTTCACCACATTGTCATAAGCCGTCTTGATAAACTCAAGGCTAACCTTTACGCTCTTGTTTGTCGCATCCACTCCTAGCGTCCACAATCCAACAAAGGACGTAGCCGCCTTTAACTGTGATAATTTTACTTTCTTAATCGGCATAAGTCTTCATATCTATACAAGTTTCACCATCCTCCTCCAACACGATCCACTCACCGTCTTCCGTAGCTAGGATATATTCCGTCTCCCCAATCCGGAAGACAGTAAATACAAACGTCAAGTCAAACTCAAGGACGACCCCATACTTATCCAGCTGCAAGAACTTGCAAGCTGACATTTTTTTATAATACACCGGGTATTCCTCACCCGTATATTCCACATATAGGGTACGAAGGCCCGGTTGTATCAAGTCATTGAAAAAAGCGTCATAGCATCTCCAAAAACGGACGATATCCCTCGCTTGCATCAAGCACTTGAACGTACATTCCTTGCTATTGAACACCAGTTGGTCAACGTCATATATCTGACCGTCATTGATCTCAATCTTACGGAGCAAGTTCTGTTTCACGGTCGGGGATTTAAGCAATTCCTTCCGGCCATCTTTCACAGTGATACCATAATCCCTAAGAGATAACCCGTCAATCTCATAATCACTTCTTGGTATGATCACGCCACAATCCCCGGCCGGAGCGTAATTAACCAATCTCACCGGCTTATCCTTTACTAGCTTTAGGCTAAACCGAGTTGCGTCAAACCAAATCTTATTATCGTTATGCGACGACAGACGCAAGCTCCATTCACGTCCCAATGCCGTAATGTAGAATATATGATAACCGGGCTTACCTATATGATCAATTAAACTACAAGCATCTTCCGCATAAAATGACAGTGTGATTTCACAGGGATTTAAAATGGGTGTCTCAAGGTCAACCTCAATGCCATCCTCTTCCGGCCAGTCATTACTATCAGGATCATCTAACGACGGGAACGTTGCCACCTCATCAAAACCACCCCGGATAAAAACAGCTCTGTATTGGGTGTATATATCTATTCCATCTATGTAACAAGCTCCTTTCATATCACAACATATTTACTCCTTTATCCACAATTATCTCAAGATGTTCACAAACAGCCCCCATCTTCTTATTGATCTCATTCAACTTATCGGTATTTATCTCGATATTCCTCAAGTGCCCGGTTATGACAATCATGTTATCCTTTATGATCTTGACATTCTCGTTTACCATCAAGGTCGAGTTTTTCATTTCCGTAATGGACAGCACTATGCCATCTTGCGCCGCAGTCTGCTCATTTATAGCCGCAACAATATCATTCAAAATGATAGAGACGGCCATCAACCGACCGTTCATTTCCGTTACCGAGTCTTGTGAGACAGATTCTATTCCCTTCTCCACCGCAGAACGAGAGGACTCATCCTGTTGTTTCAAGTCAATTCCGGCATCCTTCAAATAGCCGTTCACAGTACCAAGGATATTCTGCAATAGAGGCAGGTTCTTTTCATAATCCCCTACCAACGTACCCGTACGCTCCGCCACCTGCTTCATCAACTCCGTCTCGGTCAAATCCCCCGAAGCATATTTATCGTATAGGGCGGCGATATCATCATCGAATTTGCCTACAACTTTCTTAAGCACGATCGTCCTCATCATATCAGAGACAATATCCCTAAACGTATCAGACGCATATCCCTTAAATGAGGTAAGAGCATCCTTTCCACTGTCCAACCAATCCCAAAGGCTATCCACGAAGTTCCCGACTAAAGGCTCATACAAGGAACTCACATAATCATGCAGCTGCTCAAGGTACTCATCGTACTTTTCCCTAAGCTCAATAAGGCTTTCCAAGGTCTCTTTCGTCTCACCGACAAGTTTCTCTCCATAATTGTCGATAAGGTCTTGCGCAAGTGTTTTATTGATTAATCCCTTGTCATCAAACAAATCCTCTCCCAGGTTATTTTTCACCCATGAGATAAGATCTTCCGTTTTCTGGGATTTTGCGCCAATGCCGGTACCGAGAAATCCCTTGCTCTTTTTCCTTGTTTCAATTCGGAGATTATCAACGGCTTTTGATATTCCTTCTTTATAGTTTTGTCCAGTCCACTTTTGCCACATCCCAGACCAACCCAAAGGAGAAAGCCAATTCATTATACCGTTTAATCCACCAGTAAGCCAACCACCACCTTTTTCATTTTGATATGTAGCTTGCCCCTCGTTCAGTTTCTCATAATAGGACCTTAAAACCTCATCATGAATCTTCCTGTAATTACCCAGACTATCCAGACCATTGCCTGAGAACCAATCCTCCTCCGCTTGCCTTGCCTCAAGGACAGCGATAGTATATTCGTTGACAGAGTCTTTCAGCCTATTGATTTCCTTGACCTTTTCCGAGTACGCCTCATACTGGCTGTATGCGTCACCGAACAAAGAGCTCAACTGCTGCAATAACTGGATACCGACTGAAATGATTCCCAATATCACAGACGCTTTCTCCACGGCGGACATCTCCTTCGCCGCAGCGCTGGCCAACGTGCTGATACCATCCATGGATAAAGCCGTGAAAGAGGTGATATCACCCATGAAAGATATGATCTGTCCCGACGTTCCACCGATGGAATCACCCACACCTTTCAAGTTCGACCCTAGTTCCTCGACTTGCTCCGAAACGGACTTCTCGGCTTTCCTGTAATTATTGTCAGCCTTTACGGATTTATCCTTCGCCTTATTATATATATCGACGGCCTCCGCTACGCTTAGATACTCGTTCTCAATATCGATAGTACCCGTATCACCATTCAGCTTGGAGCTCTTTATCCCCTTTATGATCTTTCCTCCCGACCGTACATAGTCAAGCTGGCTCTTAGCGTTGGCGAGCTCCTGTCCCACCTCCGCCAATTCCTGTTTCCGGTCCATGAGAATCCTGAACGGGTTCCGGCTCTCCAACTCGTCAAGGATCGACTGGATGGTATTGGTATATTCTCGCAAATCCTCCGGCTTCAACACCTGTGCGGCGGTTTGCTTGGCATCCTCCAATTGCTTCAATAAGGAATTCAATGTCTCAGAGGACGTGTTCTTAAGATTCTCAAAAGCACGTACATATTCGGGGGTTTGCCTCAATTGTTCAAAATCAAGCCCCATCAAAGATTTACCCTTATCCTTGGTCGCCTGCGCAATGGCCCGGTCTATCTTCTCAACCTTTGCGGTATCTCCTCTATCTACGTATTTGCCACGTTCCGCACGTAAGGCCGCGATATCATCGTTGAATTTCTTCTCTATCGCGACCCGTTTATCAGTATAACTCTGGTACTCATCCGTCAACGACTTATATAAAGAGACTTCCGCCTTCTTTCTTGCGTCTGCAGCGGCTTTCTCATAAGCTACAAGGGCATCCTTCTTATCCTGTGGCAAATCCGCCCTTGTTTTTGTCTTAGGCTCAAAAACAAGGCCTTTTTTCTTATAATCCGGATGTTCCTTTTCCCATGCCAACTGCTCGATCTTCTGCTGACTTTTTATATACTCATAGGCACGACGCTCATTCTCCGCTTTGGCTTTCCGGTGATCAAGTTCTATTTGCGCCTGTTGCTTAAGGAACCCCTCTTCCATGGCATCAATCTTAGCCTGGGAGATTTCCAATTCTGCCTGTACGGAAGCCTCCTTCTCACGTTGCGTCTGCTCATTCAATTGGCGTAAGCGTTCCGCACTCTCTACTTTCAAGCGGTTGGCTTCCTCTTGCCTTTTCTCCTTTGAATTAAGCGTCTTACTATCAATCTCAAGATTTTTCTTTAGCTGATCAACAATCTTTTGCTGGTCTTCAATCTCTTTTTTAGTGGCGGTAGAGTTATCTTCTTTCAACTTTTTAAGTTTCTCCTCAGCCTCCGTCAATTCTTTTGTCCATCGCACCTTTCTCTCGGCGACGGTCTCGGCATGCTTACTCTCCTTCTTCTGTACCTCGATCAACGCTTCCCGAGCCCGTGACAGGTTTAATTCGATCTCTATAGATGAGTTTCCCTCATCGACCGCCTTTTGATAACCATCAATAAGCTCCTGTATCTTCTTTGAGGTCATCGACAGGTAATCGACGCTTTCCTTGCCGAATCTCTGATCAATATCGGAGAAAGCGGAAGTCAATGTCTCATTATCCTTTTTCAATGCCTCAATCGCATCCCGGACCGGGTTATCAATCTTCGACAAACGTTCCACCCCATCAGCGCCACGTGTATAAACGTTCTTTGAAAAAGACCTGACAATATCGGCAGCGACATCAGACAAGACACCATTCTTTTGGATATCCTGGACGATCGTTGAATAAAGGGCCGAGGCGTCACGCTCATTCTTCACCTTGCTACGGATAGCCTTCTCTAATTGCTCCAGATGTTTTTTAGAATCCTCCTTATATGTGTCGGACGCAACACCCTTGGCATCGGCTATAGCCCGGTCGATAGCTGATTGCCTAGCCGCCGCACTCACGGCCTCATAAGCCCGGGTGACATTATCCAGCGACTCTATCTCCTCACCAAGCCCACGCAGATATTCGCCATATTTATTAAGTATCGATTTCTTAGCGTCGTCATACTCCTTGGTCCCCCTTTTCGCAGCCTCCAGTTTTCCGAACAAGCGATCGATCTCCGTCTGTTCCATGGTGACCTCGCTATTGAACTCCCGAAAACGGTCATTCAACTTACCCTGCCACTTCTCGGCATCGGTTTGATAAGTTATCAACTTATAGATACCATAAGAAGCCGCCAATATGCCAGCTAACGCAATTGTCCAAACATTAGCTGCAAGAACCGCATTCAATTTTGATGTAGCGGCAGTAAGTAATCCAGTAACCCTAGCTCCAACCGATTTAGCGGCAGTATTGGCAGCAACACCGGCCGTATTCAAACCTGTTTCAAGTGTATTAGCCTTCCGGACAGAGGAATCAATCAAGGCTCTTTTTGAATTTACTTCCCTAGCGGCTGTATTCTTATTGATCTCAGCCGTGTTCAACCTTTCCTCAGCCGTATTCAACGCTGTCTCAGCTTTCTCTATTCCTTTCGTGGAAATAGATGTATCAACAGCCTTGATTTCCGTACGATAAGCGACAACATTTCGTGCGTGTTGAACCTCCTCCGCCTTGGCTATGGCAATTTTCTCGGATATCTTGGCTATCTCCCGGTTTTTTGCGGCTATCCGGGAATCTATAACCGCTGTTTCCTCACCCGCAGAGGCAAGAAGCCATCGCTGGTATTTCATTTCCTCCACACTCGCAATCGCAGTCTGCTTCTGGTCTTGTAATTTCAAGGCCAAGAGAGCCGCCCTGCTTTGCTTCTCGCTCTCCATAGCCATCTTCTTCTCTAGCGCAGTGACTTTCGCCGTATCAGCGTTCTCTTTATCGGCTATAGATGAAGAGCGGGCGGCTTCCAACTCCTCTTTCCTCAACTGGACATTCTTTATGGCTTGCTCACGTAACTCATCAGCCGCCTCCAAACGATCCTTGGCGGCATCAAGCTCCGTATTGGCAACTACAGCCACTTGGGTTAAGCGGTCCATTTCGGTCTTTATCTCGGTCTTTAACGCCTCGATATATTCCTTCGTCCCGGCGATCAAGCCTTGCTTAGATAGGTTCGCCTTAATCTCGGTTGTCTCTAGGTTCTTTAACGCCTCGGACTCGGCTTTGATAATCGCCACGCTCTCGGCCTTTTTGAGAGCGCCATAATAAGCTGCATTAGCTATAAGGGCGGTCTTATGCACACCATACAAAGCGATAAGTCCAGCCAAGGCGGAACCGATCTCCTTATAATGATCAACTAAGTAATTAGCCCCGGAAATACCACCTGTTATAAGAGCGTCATTAGATTTACCCACCTCATTGAACTTGGTCTCGATATTATCCATAAGATTGGATATCTGACCTGTCACAGCCTTCGACTGATCCCTCATCAAATTAAAGAAGGTTCCACCCTTATTGGTCATGTTCTGGAACGCTTTCTCAACTTCCGGGAAGCCTACACGACCGGCCTCAACCAAGGTATTCACCTCGCCGACACTAACATTAAGGATTTTCGCCAGTTCCTCATAAATAGGGATACCACGCCCGGCGAATTGACGAATATCCACGGTGTAAGCACGCCCTTGGCTACGCAACGTCCCATAGAGATAGATAAGATCACCTAAAGGAACAGAAACACCGGAAGCGACATTTCCAAGCATCTCCAGATCGGAGGTTATCTTATCGGCAGCCGTACCATACGCAAGAAGCTGTTTCGCCCCCTGCCCTACCTCCGTCAAGTTAAACGGGGTGACTGCGGCAAAATTAACGAGCTCTCCCATCAATACCTTTGCCTTTTCCCCACTATGTAACATCGTCCGGAAAGCGATATCCAGCTGTTGGAAAGTTCCATACACCGACACCATCTCAGAGGCGAGACGCTTAGCCATGTCCAATGACAGAAAGGCACCGGCAGCCGCCTGCAGCCGCCCAAATGATTTAGCGACAGACGCACTGGCCGTATCGGTATGGCTTTGCATCATATTGATGTTCTGTACATATCTCTGTACGTTTCGCTGCATTTCGGATATATCCAGCGTCGCTTTAATTCCTATCGTTCCTTGAGCGTCCATTTACGTGTTACATGAATTGTGCAAAATATTCGTTAGCGTGAATTTTCTTTTCCAGAATACGGGACGGATCATCCGTTTTCTCATTTTTTGGTTTACTACCCGGTATAGCGGCATTGAGTAAGATGATATTGAGATAAGACCTCTTGGATACTACCTCCTCAAAGCTCATACGGTAATATTTCATCACTCCGCTGATGGTTGACCAAGCGGAGTCACTTCGGGCGTATTCGTCGTCCTCGTTATCTCGTTTAGCCCTTTTAGGAAAATGATAGTGTGTAAAAAAAAAGTGGCGTCCATCGTTTTCGCCATGTAATCCTGCAATTTTTTATAACGCCGCACGGTTAATCGTTTTTTAATGTACCCCCCGAAAAGCCAACGCATCCATGAGCTACGGAACATCGTGAGCACGGCTATTTCCGCCATTTTCTTGGATTCCCCATGGAAAAGTAAGGTTGCGGATACATCTAACAGGCCTTTTACCTTATCCTGTGTAATCTCTGGTAAATCCTTGGTTATCTCACCGATATCCCAAATCTGGTTATAGGTTATGGGATATACGAAAAAAGGAAGCAGACCGAATCGAATAATCGTCGGACGCTCCCCTATGGTATCGGCTACCCGTTTTTGTACATTCTCGTCTTTCATCCTCTCTCTACATTAAAGCCCCGGCCCGTATCGACCGGGGCTAATTCAACATCAACAACCAACACTACATATCAACGCCGGGAATCCGGCTAAACAACATCACACCTCAGCGGGGGCGGGAGCCGTATAAATCTTATTACGGGCCCCGCTGATCTCCTTCCCTGTCTTATCAAGGTTAGCGACCTTCTTGAACTCAAGGTTGAAATTCGGGAATCCGGACTTACCGATCGTACCGGTCTTTGTCACTTTCACTTTCATCTTAGCCCACTGGAAAATACGAGCAGGGAAATCTTGGAATTCTTTGGTCTTTAGTTCCACCGCTTGGTTAGGCAATTTATAACCTACCGTTTCCTCATTCCACTCCCCTTTCTTTGTATATCCATAAAGATATTTATAGGCGTTTTCCCCCATGTCGTAGGTCTGGACGGTAAAGCCCTCACTACCGGCGTCGGAAGGAAGCGAGGCATAGAGCGTATCCATATCCTCGACCTCTATATCGTTGTCACCCGGAGCTTGGTCATTATGAGAAAGCGAATCTTTCGGGATCGCAGTCACCTTAAAAATATTGGCTACCGTCTCGAAATCCGGATAATTGCCTGCGTCCTCGCCAGTCTCAATAGCAGGCGCCAATTTTAGGTAATCAATACCATATACCGCTGTTTTTGACATATCACTGATATTTAATTATAATACGTTACTTTAATTCTAAAATTCTGATAATGAGTATTATCATCATCATCTGAAAAAGATTCATCATAAAGGGAGAATTCAGCACCGGAACGTTTTGTGTAAACATTGCCTTCCGCATCTTCGGTCTCCTTGAACAATGGGGCTACCAGATCGGATATCTCATCAATCCTACCGCTATCCGGTTCATCGGTATCACTATCCTTCACATGGATATTCACGTTGACATATCCTTCTTGCAACCCGGATTCTTGGGGAAACGGAAGATGATTAACGACGATATATTCCCTCCCGGAGAAATTACTCTCCCGATTGTTCTTAAAAATCCGGACACCCAAATTAGGAGCCGTCAGGATCTTGCATATTATCGTTATGGCTTCCTGTCCTCTCATTAAAAACCCGCTTTAGAAAGTATATTCCTCATTTTCGCCTTTACCTCATCCTTTAAATACTTCTCCGTTCCAGACAAGACGTTCTTACCCCTATTCTCCACCGATCGAGCGTAATTCATTCCAGCGATAATCAACAGAGTGTATCCGGTATCCCCGGCCAGCATCTCATGTATTTTATTATCCGCAAGAAATGCGGATTTATCCGTTATTCCGGAGCTACGCTTGAACTCACATTCTATGATCTTACCATCGAAAGCTATGACATAACCTATCGAGTTTCGTAGATTACTAGTCCTATCGATATAGGTTCCATGTTTGCGGGCATGGTTTACGGAGCCTTCCCCGATAACACGGAAGTTAAAGCAAATAGCCGCCTCGACTCTTTGAAGCTGCAAGTCTAAAATGCCCTGTACCTTATTCCAATCCCCAGTCCTCTTGAAACTCATAAGAATATGCATGATTTACGTTTCACCGTACCAAAGCCTTTTACCCTCATTTCGACATTCGAGACAGTCCCATCCGCTTTCGTAATACGAACACGGTCCCCCAGCTTTGGGATCACGGATAAAATAGAAGTTAACACTACCTGATAGGTGTACACATCGTCCTTTCCGTCTGCTGACGGAATGGTTCTCGCCGCTTGGTTACCATGAATTTTGCATGCACCTAAATCAATCCAGTTCTCATCTGCTTTCACCGGGTTGAAATCATCGTCATGACCGCCACCGGTTCTAACCAACAACTCTATTTTATCATCGTGCCACATATTACCAATAACTGGAACCGTCCTCAATAGATGTCAAGTCATTATCAAGAAGATACTCGGAGGAATCAAAGTCAAATTGCTTACACAACATCCTCATGTGCACTTCCAGTCCTTCCCGGTCATAAGAATTCGCACAATCTACTTCCTTTTCCGAAGTCAAGGAACGTAGACCAGATAGATAACCTAAAACAGCCTTTACAACCACACGCTTGTCCTCACATTCATCATCAGGCATTAAGCCAACATCATCGAGGGCATCATCAACAATCAACTTTGTAGGATTGAAATGCAAGCATTTGGCAATGAACACTTCCGAGTTCTTCATGATAACTTACTCCTTATTAGTTTCCGACAGCTCCTTGATACGGTTATCAAGAGCCAGTACGACAGAGACACGAGGCTTTTCCAAGGCGTTCTCGGCAGCCAGATAGCCTTTCAGCTTCTCAGCGTCCTCAAAAGTCTTGACTGCGGCCACGATCTTCTGCCATTGCTGGGTCATGTCAATATCGGTAACAGGTTCCCTTTCCGAGTGCCCGGTGTCCGGCTTACCTCCGCCGCTACCATTCTCACTAGAACGGGCATCAACCTTCGCTTCCCCGGATTTCTCCCCATCGGCCACTCTCAAGGCCAACCCCTTCTCGATCGCATGTTCCGCACGATCATCCGGTAGTGACGTGATTACGTCACCCGGATAGAACATATCTCTCGTTTCCTTATTCCGAAACGCCTTAATCGCTACAATCTTCATAACTGTACCTGTTTATACCTCCGGGACATTGTCCGCCGAAGTAGGGTTAATAACTGAGGCGTCTTCCGCAAATTTCTTGTCGGTATTCCGGACCTGCAGATTCACGACGCCATTGATTGCGGTCACGATTGGCACCGCACGCCAAGTAGCCTGAGTGAACTCCGCCGGAGTCTGGCCGGAGCTTTCTCCCGTACGCCATTTAGCGATACGGATGCCGTGATCTGCGTCCGTATAATCGACATCGGGGTCTGGCATAAGTTTATTATCCTCGACCGCAGGTTGAACCTCCGCCAATTTCTTGTCTTTAGTCTCCGGGATAAAAGTAACGACGTTCTCATCCCAAGGGATAATATTAGTGGGTTTACCGTCCTTTTGGTAAGCCGTACGCTTATTGATCTCCACGATAGGAGGAATTTTCATGGAGGAAAGCAAGGCGTCAAACTCGTCTTCTTTCACGATCCTCGTGGCCTTGTCCCGACCTAGGGCGGCCAACCGGATATTCAACGTACGCAGCATCCAGTACTTGACCCATGGCGCCACCCATATCTCCTTGAACTCGATACCTTTTTGTCGATACATATAAATGATCTTGACAAACAGGCCAAGAAGATCCATGCTCTCATTATTCAAGTTGGCCTCGGTCCACTCAAATTCCTTCGGGAGCAACAATTTATTTTCCGAAGGCATCCCGTAATCAACCTCATAAGTTATACCCTCCGGATTATCAACCGCTGGGTCGAACAAGGCAACGCCACCACCGGAAAGCGATTTCAAAAGGATCTCGTCTGCGACATCCTTACAACCCAGATAACCGTCCTTGAAATCACCTAGGATGATCTTCTCCATTTCCTTGATTTTCTGCTCCGGATTAAGATGATTGTTCTCATACACCTCAAGCAAAGACCTCAACGTCTTTACCGTCATCTTGAACTTATGTCCGAAACGGGGGATTTCCCCACTCCATACCTCGAAGCCCCGCCCTGTACGCAACGGAGTATCGGAATCGTTACCGATCACGGCGGCACGGATACGGACACTGTATTGCCCCATGATACCTTCCGCCGTCAATCCCAGTTTAGGCGGACGAAAATCACACAGACGATCCACGTAGGTCTGTTCCCACAATGTCTTGTTCGCTAAGCTAGCCTGATCAAACATGATCTGCATCGACCCAAGCCAATCGATAGGTTTACCTGTCTTGGGATGATTGACATCAAATGTCGTAAATATAGAACGCATTTTAAACCTCCTCTCTTAATACGATTTCGTGAATTGGATATTGGGGTTTGTCTTAAGGCAGTGCCCCGCAATAAACTTCTCCGGGATAGGCGGGATACGTCTTTCGTAGAAATACGCCCCCTTAGAGTCCGTCGTGACATCAACACTCGTCTCGTCCCGACCGACAACCGTACCCTGCTGTTCCGCAGCGTTAGTAACTCCCTGTGGGGCGTCAACCGGGAAAACAACCGGAGCCTTGCCCTCACCCTCAACGGAACCCGCCATAACCTCAAACAAGGCATCACCAACTTTCAAGCCGGTTATCTCCTTCGACAAAGTGATCACATAACCATTGCGGTCATGCTTGATTTCCTCAATGCTAGCCGTGTCCTCAAAGTTCCCTGTCTCATCTTTCGCCACATGGTCATTGACCATGAAGATAGGAGTCAGATACTCATCACACTCCAAGGAAACCTTCTTAGCGTCCGTCGCATTAATGGCGACAACCCTTGACGCCTTCAATACAACGACCTTACGAAGTATCTCGTCATATTGGGCTAGGGACGCTTCCGGAATAACAGCTCCAATAGGATATTTCACCTTGACAATATCCAGATTGAAACCGCCGCTAACACTCAAGGCAGGCGAACCGGTACAAACGGGACGCATACCGCCAAACTTTTGTTTCCGAAATTTCATTTTACTCTCAATTAATAGTTAAACTTACTTTTCCGCAGAGGCAATCGCACTCAACCAACCGTCAGCGACAGTCTTGTTCGCCTGATCGTCGGAGACCTGCGCTCCTTCTGCGGTCTTGGGCTTTAGACCTTTGTTGATAAGATGTTGTTTGTAACCCGTTAGGTATTCTTTCGGGTCCTTGTCCTCCGGTACGGTAACAAACTGCATCTCATCCTCACTCAAACCCAGATCCTTCATTGCGCTGGCTATTTTCGTTTGCCGTTCCGATTTGGTTCTTTCGGCTTCATAGGCATCGATCTTCTGCTGGAAAGGCTTCCATCTTTCTTCCATTTTGGAAGAGAAATAGTCATCAAGCTCATCAGCAGTGTAAGTTTTTTTGCCTCCCTTGCCTTTTCCCTCTTCGCTACCACCGGCATTCACAGGTTTCCCGTCCTTCAATCCGTGCTTTTCCTCGTAATTACTTACAGAAGTCGAGGCAGCTTCATTAGCCCGGTAATCACCATACGATTTCACAACGTCTTGAATAGTGATGCCGTCCACAATGGCCGTAATCTGACTTTCATCCGTTACATTTTCCGCTTTTTTAGTCGCAATCCGATCTAGGACCGCTTCGTCTATGCCCACAAACTTGGTCTTCAACGCATCCAAAAGTTTCTTTTTCATAACCAACATTCAATTTTGCCGGTAAAGATATAAAGTTTTTTATATATGCATCTATTAAACACACTTTACAGCTAAAAGCGAATCAGTATATTGGACTAATAATTGATTTTTTATCATAAAAAAATCTTTCAAATCTTTCATATATTAAACATTTGGTATATTTTTGTAATGAATAAATGATTTTATTAAACGCATATAATTTTAAGAATATGGATTACGCAGTATTATTTGTAGATGGAAATCTAAAAGAGTTTCAAACACGTGAAGAAATGATGCAATTTGGTGTCAAGACCAAATGGAACCAAGTAGTTACCTATGGTAAAAAAGGATACTTGAGCCTGCTCACTACCAAAAGTGGAAAGAAGTAAAGGCCGGTGCCATCAACAAGAACAATTTATTATCAACATTAATGCTACATTGATTATGAAAGTGATTATTAAAGGACAATCCGTTGATACCAAGGTATTAGTTATCAACAATGACAAGAATGAGATCATGATTACCGAGAGCGAGGATGGTAGTTTCATCGTAACCAAAAGAGAGGACAATGAAGAGGTCGTTGCCGCTTATGTGAAACCGGTAGAGACTAACGATAAACGCCCGGTCATGATAATGATCAAGAATGTAAAAGGTGACGGATTTTCAGACGCATGCCTCTGGGAATTGAACCGGAGCGGCGTTGAGACCGGAAGTGTTATCAAAGGTGTTTTCGATCCAGTGAGCAATGCTGTTGATTTCACGTCCCCCAATGGGGATGACTGTTGCGCATGGGTCGGCTCCACATGTGAGATCCTACAAACGATCCCGAGGCATGAGCTAAAGCCCGGAATGGTGTTTTTCCATGGAGACCACCCCGAGAATCACGTCGTCCTATTGAAAACGTACAAAGAGAGTGCCTCGATGGATCACGTGCAACGCAAAAACGATCGCCCCGAACGCTACTCTATGGGATACGGATGGTTCGACTCTTATTACTATGTCCGGACAATGCCGGATGATGAGTTCAATAAATACAAACTTGAAGATTAGGCGATATGGCCTCCAGCTATGAAGCTCCGGCAGAGGTCCGGGAGCTTGAAAAAAGACTTAATGATTTCAGCTATCGGAAAGGATATAATATCGACCAAGTCTTTGATGACTTCCTCCGTTATATCATATGGGCTTTCTCCCTTGATGGGAAGCCCATCGATAACTGGAAATACAAGAAGGAAGAGAGCCTGTTTTTCTTTGATTTGTTACAAGAGTGGATAATGGTAATGGATAAACAGATAGCCCTTCATGAATGGTACGACGCTTTCGGCGATTTATATATGTCATGTATAGCATCCTCCGGAAGACAAAGCGGCCGGGCACAATTTTTCACACCATCTGGTATATGTGATTTAATGGTAGCTATCAGCGACAATGAAGAAAAAAAATCTACCGATATATGTTCAGACCCTACATGCGGCAGCGGCCGTAACTTACTGGCGTTCCACATTAAGCACCTCGGGAACTACCTTTGCGCAGAGGATATAGACCAAACATGTTGCATGATGACTGTTTGTAACTTTATCTGTCATGGGGCCGTAGGAGAGGTGATATGGCATGACTCGCTCAATCCGGATAGTTGGTTTTACGGATGGAAGGTGAACGAAGGACTCAACAACCCTCTTAGTAAATACTACGGAATACCCCATGTAAGAAGCATAGAAAAAGAAGAATCGTATGTATGGCAGAACTGGCAAAACATGAAGGCAGAGTATGAAAAGAAAAAACATGAAGTTCTTCCTGCCGATCCGCCTCTAACAACTCCACAACAAAAGAGCCAACCGGTTCAATTAAGTTTATTTGATTAATAATAAAAAAGAAAACAATGAAACGATATAGATTATTTCTCAACGGAATACTGGTTCACGAATCAGACAGCCTCACGGAAGAAGAGTGGCTCATGTGTTTTATTCCCGGATCGAAGATTTGGGACGATTTTGACGGATTATATATTTCATAAACAGATTGCATATATTAAATATTTGATTTATTTTTGCGCTAAACCTAAAAAACAATGCGTATGGAACTATCATTAGAAGATTTATTAAAACAAATTGACGAAACAAAGTACTTGACTTTAGAATCAACCACTGCTATTGACTCTTTCGGATGTGACATTGTTCCCAGACTACAAAAGAAGCTATCTTTAGATGAGAAAAATAAAAATCTTTCAGAAAACGATGTCTGGGATCAAATCAGAGATCGCAAAATCAGCAGCGATATGGTAAGAAATGTATTATTTAAAAAATAGCAATATGGATCTCAAAAGTTTAAGAATTGGAAATATCGTACAAGCAGGCGTAAAAAAGAATACTCCTGCAATTATTGTTTTATTGAAAGAAGATGGAGCAATAGCCCGAACGAAGCAAGGTACAGACATGGAACAGATATTCCCTTTCAACCTTACCGAATCAATTTTAACAAATTTGAAATTTGAACAATCAGGAAATGCAAACCTTAGAATCTACAAAAAGGCCTGTATAAGAGTTGAAGTGAAGGATATATCTAGTTTCGGAAAAAAGGAGACACAATTTATGATCAAATTAGAAGACAGTAGTCTATGGCAAAAAATCATCACTTCAGTCCATGAATTACAAAACTTTTATTATGAACATACAGGACAAGATTTAATAGATGAAACAAATTAGGAAAGTATACCATGTTGAGTTCGTTTCACCAATCGAGATCGATGGAAAACCGGAGAAACATTTCTACTTCGGCTCACAGGCGGCGATTTACGACACTTTCTCCTCCGAGCAGGTAGGAATATCTTACGGTTATTTAAAGTCGAAATTTCACCTTGAGATAGAGCCGTACAGCAACGATAAATGTACCATCCAGCTGGGAGTTTTACGTTGCAAGGAAAAATCAGAATAAAACCAAAGGGGCTGTTATCTACTTAGACAGTCCCTTTTTAAGAACTTTCCAATATTTTCCTAAATTCATCAGCGATACAATCTAGCGTTTTTGAAAAATCATCTCTCACAGTCTTATGTATCCTTTCACTTTCTTTTAAGAATCCTAACTTTTCCAAGTCACTATCGGCTTGACGATTTCGCAACCGAATCCCTATCGTATGAAATTCATCTGCTTTATCGAAAAGGCCAGACAACAAGTTCTCAATAGTCCTACACAAATTATCTGATAAATAAATCCGATTTAAATAGAAAAAGTCATTCGCTGCTGAATATGTGTTTCTATAATTATGCCACAATCCCTTTTCGAACTCTTCCTCATCTATATCATCTGTAAGATGAACATTCATAGTATAATTAGTTACAGCGGCCTGCAAACGCACTAAATCTTGGTACAACTCTTTAATTACACTCGACCGTTCCTTATGTAACTCACTGAATACAAATTGTTTCTTATAGTTTCTCCAATCAAGATAACTCTTTATCATTTGCTGGATCATAAATGAGACAAGAGCTCCAATTGCACTCCAAGTCAAAAGATCATTCATATCAATTTTTTGAGCAAAGATAGTTCAAATCTTATTTCCTCTGTTCTAATTCTACAAATTTACATACTTAGAATTATCCCTAATGAAATACGGTAACGAAGCTGCATCGTTTATGCGTTCCCTGTTGTTATGTATCCACATGACGAAAGCCCTCGGAGGTCTTTTCACCTCTACCTTTGACTGGAACTTCGAAATATCCTCGCCCATCAATATCATATCCGTTAACGTCAATATCTCATCATCCGATGCGAGTATAGCGACCGCATGGCATCGGCAATTCGGGTGCCAACCGACAAACTTGAAACCCTTCGGATACCGTCCGGCCAACTCGTCGCAGATATCTCTATCCGGGTGGTTATCAGACACCCGTATCTCGATACCGACAACAAAATCCAATTGCGCCCACCGCTCAAAATCCGCTGTTCGGTAAGCTCTATTGATCTCGGAACGGGTGAAACGCTGGGCGTTTCGGTAACTGCTACGGTATTGGCCGGGACCAGGATGATACGATTTAGCATTCTTCGACAGAACCAATTCTCCCCGCTCATTACGCACACGACGATATAACCTATCGGGCTCTTGCAAAAAGCCTTTGACCAAAGTAGCCATCCTGTTAGCTGACATTCCTTGCCCCAAGTAGCAATCGATCGCCAACTCCATATCCTGCCGGAACTGGCCCTCATATTTCCATATACGTTGTGATAGGTTTAGGCCACCATCCTGCCTCGTCTGGGAAAAGAAAGCGTCCATAGCCTTTTTATTCCGGTTGAAGTACATAGCGAAACGTTTATCCGAAATAGCGTTCGCCCCGAATATGGACATTACAAGCTCATCCGCTTTGATATTAGCCTGTTCCCATTCGTTCTTTATTCCGTATTGTACTTGCTGATAAAGCCGGCTATAAAGTTCCCGCAACAACGCATTCGCCCGATCGGATATCATCGGATAGTCAGAAAAGGTAAAAGCCCTTTCCGGATCATAATCCGGCTCTATCTCCAACGCTAACGAGATAAGCCTCCGCATGACGTCCAGATAAATCGACCGCACCCCGGCCGCATAGCCTTCTATACGGTCAAACAGCTCTTTCCTTATCTTTTCCTCGTCAAACTTAGCCATAACCTACTTTTTCTCGAACATGGAACATACCCTATTTCCCCATGACCTATAATGACCGACCTTATTACAGAAGATCATGTGATCGCCATTCTTACCGCTATGCTTACAATTCCGGCAATCAACCAGTACCGGAAGTTTACTATTCGCCTGTCCCATCATTCCGCCATACCAAAAGTGTCCATTTTATTACGTTCCTTTTCCTCCGCTAAACTAGCCTCATGTTCTCTCTGGATACGTTCCTTCTCCGCCTGATTGTCTTTAATCAACGGGTTCATTTCAATGAGGGTTTCCTGTGACATTCCACCGGCGTTATACATCCTTACCATATTGTTGATAAGAGCCTCAATGTCCTCCCCAAACGGTTCTTGGAATTCATGCGTTACCTCTAATGCGTCAAATTCGGCTTTCAAGGATATATCCAGCACATTGCTGATGATAGCCTTGCTCAACTTGAATATCCGGTTAGCATACTCATCGTGTCTCTCCTTGTGCTTGTCCGCCTTGATCACCGCCAATATCATCAATTGCCGGAGAGCCTTGGCCGACACGTTAGACAATCCCTTGATCGTTTCCATGTCAAGTTTCGGAGTGAAAGAGAACCTGTGTATCTTCTCGTCCAGTTCCTCCCCTTCCTGTTTCTGATTCTCCGGGGAGTTGTCCCACGTCAAGTAGCGAACCTCCGGTTTTTTCGTCCCGTCTGCGGTAGGTTTCAGTATGAACAACTTGCTATCCTCTCCCTTTTCGGGAAGAGAATTAATGATTTCCGAGTCAGCAACCAAGGCCGGATCGGAAAAGCGATCATTCACGTCCGCCCGACGGCTCACCATCCATTCCTTTCGTTTTATCATAGGCTCAACCTCAGCGCATTCAGCCTCTTGTTCAAATAATATCACGGGGATTTTTCCGGCACGATTTATTTCTTCCTCCCTTTCCCAGCCAAAGGAACGCCGCTTGCAATTATAGATGATCTTGCTCGTGTAGATATCGACATGATAGACTACCTCGCCACCACCCTCCTGCAAATAATATCCACGGGCAAAAGCTATCATGCGACGGAACTGGTCCTTCATGAAATAGATGTCATCACCAAGACTCTTCGCCAACACCGTCAAGGTAACATCTGCCTTGCCATCATCATTCTGGAACGTATGGAATAACAAGGCACTTTGGGTCTCAGCCCCGGCCAGCCGTTTCGCCTCACGTATCTTTGCGTCAAAGCGTATATGCTTAAGAAAATCAAGATATTTGGAGAAAGCCCTATCCGTTCCCTTGGTTGATTGAATCCATTTCAAGGGACGGCCGTACAAAAAGACTAACGCTATCTCATTGATGAAGACCGGATAAGGAATAGGTATCTTCCATTTCTCTTCCCAACGTAAAAATTTTCGCTCACCTGTTGCGGGATCTTTCTTTCCGAAAACAGCCTTTTTAGGTCGCTTCATCACATCATGCTGCTTTGTCTCATATACCTTCAAAGCCTCACCCACACGCTTCGAGTTATCGGTCATTTGAGCGATAGCCCGGCCAACATCATTCTCTTTCAACAAGACCTCAAACTCTTGTTTCCTCCCTAGGGCTGCATTCACCCCATTCCTAAACCAACCAAACAATCCCATTGTCTATAAATTTTAATTCTACATCATCCTAATGCGTTCAACACGTCCTCCTCATCATCTTCCGAAAACTCATAATTATCATCCAGCAGATAATTAATCGCATAGACAAGGATATCCACATACTCATCGTGAGTCTTAGCCGGGAATTGGCTAACCTCATCAACAAATTCCTCGTTCCAGTCTCCCTCGACCAAGATCACCCGGCCACACTCGATCTTAGGCGATACGGCATGCAAGCGGACCTCCTTGCTATCGGTCGGGGCCGGAGTCCTTGTCACGTTCAACTTAGTATACTTTCGAACCGCCTGTATTACCGAAATACCGTTCGCCTTCGGCTCAATCCGGATCGAGCTACGGCCATCATATCCATGAGCCTTTACGTAATCCGGGATGAACCTCATCAGCTCCGGAAATTCCTTCCACACCTTTTGCGCATGAAAAATAAACAGGTAGTTCTGTAACAGACAGGCCGCCAGTATGCCTGACGGGTCATTATCACTCTTCTGTTTCTTCTCGTCGTAGGCGGTATCAAGAAAGAAGTGTATCGCAGCCCTTCCACGGATAGCAAGGAACTGGGACAGGGAGATATGTCCGAACCACTCCGCCTTGATGATATTACCGCCATCCACGGATGGGGCCTGCTCATATTGTCCGGCGTATTGTCGTGAACCAAGGTCTATCTTCGCCTCGGCGATAACTTCCCGGTCAATACGTACCGGATCGAGCAAGCCGTCAATGTACCGTTCTTTCAGCTCCGGAGGATTGACACGGTCCGACACCTCGGCCGGCAAACAGATATGACGGATCTTGTCTCCCTTCTTCTTGAGCAAATACCCCGTGACATCGTCATCATGCAAGCGCTGCATGATCGTGACCATTGGGGTGTTCTTCTTATCGACCTTACGGGACGATAGTGTCTTCGTATGTTCGTTAGCCTGTAGACGCAGCGAATCGGACTCGGCCTGCTTCGGGTTCACGGGGTCATCATTGAGGATGATATGGGCATGTTTACCCGTGATAGTACCGCCGGTAGACGTGCTATACCTTGCGCCACCCTTCACATTCTCATAACTGCCCTTTCCGGACTTATCATGCCTTATGATTATCTCCGGAAACAACGTCCGATACAGGTCGGAGGTGATTATGTCCTTTGACTTCGAGGCATGCTCTAGCGACAAATCACCGGAATAAGAATTCGAGATAACCCTTAACCGGGGGTCCTGTGTCCACAACCAAGGATGCCACATGATGGTTACGATCGTGGATTTCGTACTACCGGGAGGAATGTTGATGATAATATCGTATGGCTTCGGCAAACGATTGACGATGTAATAAGACAGGTCTTGGAGCTCCTTGCAGATATACTCAATATGCCAGTTGAATACCGGAACCTCCGGTATAATAACCGCCCAGAACGTCTTGACGAAATAGTAGAAAGATTTCCTACACTCATCCGCTTGCACCGCCCTTGCCAAACCTAATATATCATCACCCGACAGATTCACTACTCTTTAGCCTCTTTATCCCGCTTCTCCGCAATACTCAACAACACTTTTCTCTCCTCATCCGAGAGCCTCCCTCTCCGCAATAAACGCTGAAAATCAGCAAATTATAAAACAAACACCCAATTTTAC